TCGATTTTAAATATCCTAGGTGGATAAATAGTAGATCTGATTTGTTTAAAGCAATGACAGGTCCTATTTTTTCTGCTATTGAGAAAGAAGTCTTCAAGCTCAAATACTTCATTAAAAAGATACCTGTCGCTGACAGGGCAAAATATATTAAAGAACATATAGAGAAGCTCTCTTATTATTACTTTGAGACTGATTACACATCTTTTGAAGCGTTAATCACTAGTCAGTTAATGGGTAATTGTGAGATGATCCTCTATGAGTATATGGTACAGAATTTGCCCGATGGGCAAAACTGGTATACTTGTGTCCGCCAAACGCTTATGACATTAGTGTATGAAACAATTGGAAAAGAGATGTTTGCAGAGGTCATTGGCATTCGTGCTAGTGGCGATATGTGCACATCCCTTGGAAATGGATTTACGAATCTAATGTTAACTTTGTTCATGCTACATATGGAAGGTATCAAAGAAGACAGGATAGTACATGAAGGTGATGATGGCCTTGGCGCAGTGCCATACCCGATTACTCCGCGGGTTGTTGAAGCGCTAGGAATGAAGATCAAGTTCAAAATTGTTTCCACCATTGATCAGACTTCCTTCTGTGGTCAAATCTTTGATGTTCATGATGAGATTGTAATCACGGATCCCAGAAAAGTTCTTTGTAATTTTGGGTGGACTAAGGCTACCGATGTTAAGGCGCGTGCAGGGCGCCTTGAAATCTTGACGCGTGCGAAGGGCTATTCCATAGCACACCAATATCCAGGCTGTCCGATATTGGGAAGTTTTTCCAGATATGTTTTGCGAGTGACTGCGCAAGCAGAACATCGTATGGATAAACACGTGTCAGGTATTCGGGCTGTATATGAACGGGAACAGCTTCTCTGTGAAGTAAATGCGATTCGGCAGAAAACAAACAATTTTAAAAATAATATACCAATTGTTGAACCGCCTTTGCGAACTAGACTATTAGTTCAGAGTACTTTTGATATTCCTGTATCTGATCAGATTGAGTTAGAGAAATATTTTGATAGTCTAGACTCAATTCAAGTGATCAATTGTGATTTAGTGAATAGATGGGCCATATCGTTACCGGCCTGGGCTAATTATTTTGTTGATTATTCGGGAAATCTATCTATGCGCATTAATAGATTGGACCCGAGATTGGCCCTCAATCAGATCGTTCCAAAGGTACAAGAGGAACTTGATAATGTTGAAAAATTGAAGGGTTTGGAAAAATCACTCCGTTTAAAGAGAAGTTACGACTATGATCCTTTCTCCGGGTAAAGTGACTTTCAAATTCTGAATGGCGTGCTTCATTATTGTTCTGT